GGGACTATAGCATGATCTATTTCAGAAACAAAGAGGGAGGGGTTAGGGTCGTCCCGGTAGTCGAGATGCGTGGACGCCAGCCCGAAGACAAAGATATCGTCGCCAATAACAAAGAGGCGCTTATTAAGGCCGTCTATGCGTTGTTGTAGAATGACGGGGTAATCGGCCCGTGAGCCGTGGGCGGCGTGCGCTCCACCGGTAATGGGTTTTATTATGGTATCTGGCCGTCCTGTTTCTATTCCGGCTTCTGTATCGGGGACATGTAATCCGCATTGTTTGGCTAGGACAAGGTTTTTTAGTTTATATGGTGTTTCTTGCTCGTAATTAGGATTGTATTGTTTTATGTTTGGGTGCGCGCGAACGTAGTTTGATATCAGATACGCGTTGGAATACATTGTCCAATTGTTTTCTGCGAAGACGTTTGCGCGCCCGAAGCTTGCATTAAAATTAATTTCATGGCCGTCCACTGTTAGTGTGTCGGTAGTTATGTCCCAGTGTAGGTTTTGGGATTGGTCTACGAACAGATCAAAGTGGCTGCGCAGCGCGGCAATATTGGGGTCGGACATTTGCCCAAAGAGTAAAGCGGTCATCTGGGGCGCAGGGTTTCTATGCCGGCGACACGGAAAGCTTCTTCCGTTTCTTTTTTAACGGCTTCTTCCAGAATTTTTTCGGCTTCCTCTTTTCTGGCTTGTCTGTTTTTGCGGACCTGAGACTTTAACACGCGCATATCGTTTTCTGAAAGGTTTCCATTCTTCCAGAAATCAAACATCATGCGCAGCTGGCCGCCAATAGTGCGGCCTTCTATAAAAGCAACGGCCACTAATTCCTCGTAGGTTTCGCGCGGAACCAGTACGCTTTTCCATTTTTTGGTATCCATGGTGATAACCCCCACTTCGTTATGTGGGAATATATAAGATGCCCAAACGATAAGCAAGAAAAAACCCCCTTTCCGTTGCAGTGCGAATCCTAGCCGGGAAAGGGGGTAGTTGCGTGCGGGGCTCCAAGTGCTTTATTTGGAGAAAAAGAACAATGAGGGAAGCCCCCGCCACAGGCATATAGAGTCAAGCAGTCTATATTTCTTTAGTTTCGCCCCAAGATGGGCCGATGTCAATATCGCATTTGTTTGGAATGCAAAGAGAAATGGAGTTTTCCATTATTTCTCTAATTTCTTTGGCTTTATCTAAGCTGTCCACGCTAAATGCCAGTTCGTCATGCACCTGAAGAAGCGGGGTATGCCCTGCTTTGTAGACTTCTAACCATGCTTTCTTGGTCATATCCGCGGCCGAGGCTTGAATAAGCCTGTTGAGGGCCTTGTATGTCATGGCGCGCTTGAGCCGGGTAGTTGGCCCGTGGGCCGCGACGGCTTCTTGGTAGGGCATGGCCTTGTGCATATCAAACGTGTCTGGCTCCCAAAGGTTAAAGCGGCACTTTCTGCCGTGCAGCGAGCGCACAGAGCCGCTTGACCGGGGGTCTTCTAGCCTCCTTTGCACGCCTGAGTTTAGCTGCTTTAGAAAAGGCAACGTGGAGTTGAATTGTTTCAGTATTGCGCGGGCTTCGTCCACTGAAACGTCTAATTCCCCGGAGAGTTTATTAACGCCCATGCCGTAAATAATGCCGAGGCCGACAGATTTAGCGGCTTTACGTTTGAGCCCGGTCATTTCAGCCACCATGGTATGAAAATCGGTGTTGGGGTCGTTGGTGTAGGCGTCTACCATCTCGGCCACGCCTGCTAATTGGGACCGGGTGCTTTTACCGTAGGCATCTGCATAATGGACCGCGATGCGCGGTTCTTGTTGCGAGAAGTCAATGGACGCCCATTGTTCACCTTCTTCTGGCAAGAACAGGCTTCGGATCATTGGGCCTAGCTCCGGGTCGCGGGCCGGGATTTGTTGAAGGTTGGGGTTAGACATGGACACGCGGCCGCTGACTGTGCCGCCATCTTCTGATCGGATTTGGTTTATGTGCCCGTGGATCCGCCCATCTGGTCCCACGTAGCGCAGCAAGCCGTCAATAAAGGTGCCGTTTATTTTGTTATACGCCCGCGCTTGCACAATTGATTGCGCCAATTCGTGCGGATGTTCTGAGAGAAATTGTTTAGTAAACGAGGGAGCGCCTTTTTCTGTGCGCGGATATTCCAGACCGGTTTTATCAAAGGCTTGAGCTATTGATTGTGCTGCCCATATTTCTACATCCTTTCCTACAATATCTTTAATCTTTTTTAACAGACCCTTTTCTCTTTTCAAAACGGTTTGTTTGGATCGTTCCGCTAAATCTAGGTTTACGCGCACGCCCTTTAGGGTCATGTCCACAAGGCATGGAAGTAAGCTGTTTTCTAGCCCCCAAATAGACCAAAGATCCTCGCGGTTTATCTCTGTCTTAAAGTGGTTCCAGAGTTCCAAGGTCAGTGTTGCGTCGCCCTCGGCATACCCTCCGACATACATTGCCGGCAGCTTCCACATTTCGCTTTTGGGGTCTACGCCAAATTCCCGCGCGGCTTCTTTCAGCCCCTTCTCCGCCTTGGTTTTGCCCAGATAATCGTATCCCAACGCATTGAGCGCATAACTAAAGCGGTTTTCGTCCAGCAAGTTTGCCGTGACCATGGTGTCAATAATACGGCCGTTGACGTTGTAGCCATCTGCGCGCAGCCAACCCAAATCATACTGGGCGTTGTGCATTATTTTATCGCCGGGCGAGTTCAATTGTTTTTGTAACCAGCGCCGTACTATTTTTTCATCTAAGTTGCCGCCGCCCCAATGGCGGACCGGGACATACCCGGACCAGCCGCTTGTCGCAACAGCAAAGCCAATGATTTCCCCGTCCTTCGTGGGCCAGCCGGGCCCTTTGTTTTTAAGGTTGGGGTCTTTGGTTTCAAGGTCGATGCAAAGCTCGGTTGCATCAGTTAAGTCCGGCAGTTCGCTCGGGGGCACCCATTCCGTTTTGGGCGGGAACATTGGCATTTGCATTTTTGTTTGCATTACGTCTGACTGCTTTTGAATGTGGGCAGGGTAACGTCGGGATGTTTCTCCTGCACTTCTGCCATAATTTTCTCAACAGGCTCGTTTATACGGCCGTTGCCTTTAAAGAGGTTTAGCGGTTTTTGGGCTTTGGTATTCTGCTCGGAGGCAAACTCCGCTCCCAACCCGGTGTACCCCGCCTTGTCGATCCACGAATCCATGTGGTCTATCGTTTCTATCAGGCGACTGGTTTTTACCCAATCCATCATTAGCGCCACATGCGCGGGGGTTACTTCCCCCACAGACTTGAGAATGATGTTCCATCCATCTGCTATGCGCTGATGATTGGCAAAAGCGTCCCCATAATCTTTTGCCCGTGGGCCGTTAATAAGCTCTTTTGCTTTGTCCAAGACTTCATCTCGCTTCATATTTAAAATCCTCCGGAGTTAATTCGGGCAATGCCCGGGCTTTTTGTTGGGAGCTTGTGCGTATTCGGGTTCTAAAAAACCCATCGAATTGGGGGTTTTCTTTCATAAATTTTCGCGCAAACCACGGGCTATAATTATTGTTTAGTTTAAACATAGATTTCCCTGCCGCGTCTGCTTGATCTGTCTCCCATCGTATTCGCTGAAAAATGGCGTTTGCAGAATAATGTCGAAAACCCCGAGCAATTATTTCTCGCGTAAACAATGCAAACAACCCTTTTACTTTGGGGTGTTTTTCCGAAAATTTTTTAGCTTGTGCGTCTATTTCATCTTCCCTTGTAAGTATCATAGTTGATAGCTCCTAGTTACATCCTCGGGGTCAACAATATAAAGATTTTCCCGCGCCCTTGTGACCCCCACATAAAACACGCGGTGCATATCGTCGCCCATCTCTCTCAAGGCAGCCGACGTTAGATCGGTAAAAATAACCACGTTATCCGCTTCTCCACCTTTGGCGCCGTGGATCGTGGACAGTTTAATGCGGGGCACGGCGTTAAACTTCTCCCCGCTCCGCAATAGGGCCGTGATATACACCCGGTCAAGATCGGGCATTTTATCCATGGCCTCGTGCCACACCATATCGTCTTGTACCAAAAGACCATGGTGTTCCTGTAAGTCGGCTAACGTGAAAAACTTGTCTTCATCGTGCGATTTAAATCGCTTAAAGCCGCGCTTTATATGCTTTCCGTTTCCGGACATATAATCGTAAATATTTTGCGCTGTTTTGCAATCAATACTT